AACTAAAGGCTATCGCCGGAGAGTTCCGGCCAACCCCATAGGAGCATACCGTGGCCGACGACCAGGAAATCAAAGTATCGATCACCGCGCAGGTTAAAGGCTTGCTCGACGGCCTGGCCACGGCCACCAGCAGCGTGAAGGCCGCGACGTCTGAAATGTCGTCGGCTTTCACTGGGCTTTCCGGTATGATGTCCAACTTGGCCGCGCCGATTGCGGCCATCTCCGGCCTCCTTGCAGGCGGCGCGCTGTTCAAGTCCTCGATTGATTCCACTGTGCAGTGGGCCGGCGAAGTCAAGCGGCTATCGATGGCCATGTCGACCGATATGGAAACGGCGTCGACCTGGGCGGTTATGCTGCATACCTTGGGCATCAGTGCAGACACCATGCAAGGCGTAATGCAGCGCTTGCAGGTGCGCATCATGTCTGGCGGCAAGAATTTTGAGGCTTACGGCATCGCGGTCAAGAGCGCAAACGGAGCCATGAAGCCGTCGTCGGAAGTGTTGAACGAGGTCATCGCCAAGTACAATTCGCTCGGATCGCAGAGCGAAAAGAACGCCATGCTAGCTACCATGTTTGGCCGCGCGTGGATGACAGTCGCACCGATCATGCGCGCCACGGCTGAACGCATGGAAGAAGCCAAGAAAGAGGCGCAGGAACTGCACCTCGAAGTTGGTCCGGATGGCGTAGCAAAGACGCGCGCATACCAAGAGGCCATGCGGAAGCTCGGCCTGATCGGCATGAGTTTCAAAAACATCATCGGCAACGAGCTACTTCCAGTGCTGACCTCGCTGGCCCAGTGGCTTGGCAAGACTGGTCCATCAATGGCCGAGGGGTGTGGGATTTCCGTCAAGGCCCTCGCGAGCATCTTTATGGGCCTGTGGGGCACTGTCAAGATCGCAGTCACCGGAATTGAGGGCGCTTTGTGGGCGCTATGGGATGTGCTTTCTACTGTCGTAAAGACGATCTATCAGGCCGCTACGGGCGATTTCAAGGGCGCATGGAGCACCATCAAAGAGGGGTTTAGCGATGTGGCCACGCATGTCTCGGCCACGGCGTCCGTAATCAAGGACGACTATGCCAACGCCGCCAACTTCATTAAGGGCCAGTGGGCAGATGCAAAGATCCCAGCGGCCGAGCCTGATATGCCGGGAATGCCTGGGCCAAACCTTGGAAAGCAAAAGAAGACAAAGACCAAAGACCCTTCGTCAGACCAGATGGAGGCCTTCCGCCAAGAGCTTGAGGCCAAGAAGGACGAGGAGCAAAACTGGTTTACTTGGTCGGCAGAAAAAGAGAAGGCCTTTTGGCAGGAAAAAGCTAAGACAGCCGGCCTCGGCGCAAAGGCGGTTGCCGAAATCACCACCGAGATCCACAAGCTCGATCGTAAAGAAGCCGAAGACGCCGAGCGCGAAAAGGAAAAAGATTCCGAGCGATCAATTCAGGCCGCGCGCGAAGGGTCCGTCACTCGTGTGGCACCAGCCAACGCCGAGACCGAACGCGTTAAGAGCATCTACGGCGAGCAGAGCGAGCAGTACAAGACGGCCACTGCAAAGGTAGGTGCCGCTGCCAGAGCACATAGTGACGCAATGCTAGAAGCCGCCGAGAAAGCGGCTTCCGAACAAGCAAAAAAGACAGAGGATGCTGCCAGCGAATCAGTCAGGCTCGTGCAGGAAGGAGCCGAGCAGGAGCTCCATGGCGTCGAGTCTCTTGTCTCTCAAGGGTTAATCACGCGGGAAGCCGCATATCAACAGAAAAAGTCCATTCTCGCCAGAGAACAGGCAGATGTGATGGCGACTTATGAGCAAGAGCGGTCCTCCCTGTCAGTACCGCTCGCTGCGTCACAGGTCAAGCTCGCGTCAATGAGTCCTGACGATTCTCAATACGAAAAGGTGGCGCAGGGCATTCAGCGAATCAAGGACGCGCTCGACAAGGTGACGAAGTCAGAGACCGAGTTCGGCGCCAGGATGAATGGCTCCCTTCAGCAGATAGACAACGACACCAAAACGAGCCAGACGACCTGGGCGCAGTATTTCCAGAAGATGAACGTGAACGTGCAGCAGACATCTTCGTCTTTGCGTACCTCGTTCCAGCAGTCTTTAACTCAAATCAACACCGGAACGGCAAATGCTTTTTCCCAGATGATCGTTTACGGCAGGAGCTTTGGCCAGTCGATGCGGGAAGTCGTCGGACAGATACTATCCAGTTTCCTGTCTATGCTTACCGAGATCGGGCTTCAGTGGGTCGAAACCCATTTGCTCATGGCGCTGACAGGGAAAAGCACTCAGACCACTACGGCCGTAAGCGAGGTTATGAGCAATGCTGCGGTTGCAGCGTCAGCAGCCTTTGCATCTACGGCAGCTATTCCGATCACTGGTCCGGCGCTTGCCCCGGCCGTCGCCGCTGCGGCCTACACGTCAGTGATGGGTTATGCTGGCCTTGCCGCATTCGACAACGGCGGTATTGTCCAGAGCACGGGCCTATCTTTGGTGCATCAATCCGAAGGCGTGCTGACGGCACCGACCACTAAGATGCTGCAAAGAGTCAACTCGGCAATCAATGGCGGTGGCCTTGCGGCAGCTTCCGGAACTGCGGGCGTTACGCAGCACATCAGCTTCAATGGAGCCATTGACGCCAAAAGTTTTTTCAATAAAAACCAAGGCGCAATCTTAAGCGTGCTCAGCGATGCCGCTAAAAATCGACGTATCTAGCACAAAACAGTGCGTCATGGTAGAGTGTTGGCATGAAAACCATCAAAATCATCGGTGGAGTATTTGCTGTTCTAGTGGCCGTTCCTATTGCTTGCGGAATCTATCAGGGAGTAACTCAATCCGGCAAGGGGCAGGCACCTTCATCCGAGCAAAACCGCTCTCCGCAGGGAAATGAAACCGCAAGTGACGGCCAAGAGAGCAAAAAGTCTGATTGGGAATACAGCTCGTTTGTGACAAATGCCGGGACGAAAACCGTTAGAGTCGGCTGCGTAGCTTCGATCAACGATGTCCATCTTGGATCTCCATATAGCGACACTGGAGCGGACCTTTGCATAAGATCCACGGGAGACACCTCGGTTTCTCTGCACGCAGAAGGGCAGATTTTATCTGGGTTTGATCATACCGCGCTTGTGCGCATTGACAACGGAAAGCCGTTTCGGGTGGGCACGGAGTCGCCAAGTGATGGCAGTTCTAAAACCGCATTTCTTGATTCCAGTAAGGCAATAATCGGTGCGGCCAGAAGCGGTAAAAGAATAGCGATAGAGTTTGAGTATTTCCAGGCTGGGACGCAAACTTTAACATTTATTCCTTCCACCGCGATCCACCCCGCGCTGCAATAGCTCGCGCTAAAAGCAAACCGCCGTTTCAGCCTCCTCCGGGAGGCTTTTTTATGCCATTTTGACAGTAATCTGAGCCAAGAATGCAGCTTCGAGCTGCTGAAAAGGCGCAGCGATGAGCACAGCTCTTTTCCCTTCCAGTCTGAAGGGCTTCGACATCAAGGTAAAGCGCCAGACGATCTGGAGCACGCTGGTGCAGACCTCGGCCAGTGGCAAGGAACAGCGCGCCCGCTTCTGGACGACGCCGCGCTGGTACTGGGAACTGACAGTCAATTTCTTGCGCCAGTCCGGCTTTTCCGCGAATACGACCTACGATGAGCTGGCCAAACTTCAGACCTTTTTCAATTCAGTCTGCGGCCAATGGGATAGCTTCCTTTTCGTGGACCCCGTCAACGGGACGCCCTCCAATGTCTCGTTCGGAACCGGCGATGCCGCGACGACCAGCTTCCAGCTCGTCGACAACGAGGGCTGGCTGGCGACCTACATCCAGGGAACGCCGACGGTTTACGTTGCGGGCACGGCTACCAGTGCATTCACGCTTAACTCCACAACGGGCATCGTCACCTTCGGGTCTGCACCGGCCGAGGGCGCGACGCTGACGTGGTCTGGAACCTTTGCACGTGTTGTCCGCTTCGACGACGACACGATGGACTTTGACAGATTTCTGCAACTCGCCTGGGAGGGCGGCGAGGTGATCAAGATCAGGAGCGTGAAATGAAGTACGCATCGGATGCGCTGATCAGCTTTCTGGATTCCGGCTCTACGTTCTTGATGGCAGACCTGTACGCGATTACGCTGCGCGGCAGCAGCTCGGTCATCTACCTGACCAACTCCGACCGAAACATCACTTACGGCGGGAATATCTACTTAGCCCCGACTGATAGCGGCTCAGTGGTAGGCGTGAGCCGCGGCAGCATCCGTCACGCTCGCGGCACCGAAGTGGCAACCGTAGACGTCACGCTTCAGTCGGCCATGCTTGGGAAGATTCTCAGCGCGAACGCGGCGCTGGCCGCCATCAACGGAGCCTTTGACGCGGCGCGCGTCCGCATTGACCGGCTTTTCATGGAGTACGCGGGCGACACGTCGCTCGGCACCGTGTGCCTGTTTGAGGGCAACTGCGCCGGCGTCGATCCCTACTCGACCAAAGTGGTTCTCCACGTCAAGAGCGATATGGAGATTCTGCAGCTTGACTGGCCGCGCATTGTCTGCCAAGCCGGATGCGCCAACATCTTCGGCGATGCGGGTTGCGGAATCGACCTTTCCTCTTTGGCTATAAGCAGCGTGCTGACCGGTACACCCACCGCCACCAGCTTGCCTACCGGACTCACGCAGGCTACGGACTACTTCACTAACGGCTGGATCTTGATGACAAGCGGTGCCGCATCAGGCTCGCGCCGCGTCGTGAGCGCATTTTCCAGCGAGACGGTGACGGTGTCCGTGCAGCTTCCGGAGACGCCTGCCGCAGGCGACACCTTCACGATCTATCCGGGATGTGCGCGGACGGTGGCCAGTTGCAAGGCGTGGAGCAACATCAACAATTACGCGGGATTTCCCTACGTCCCGGAATCGAGCACAACCGTTGGATAGCAAAGAGCAGCAGGAACGCGAGGCAGTTGTCGCCGAGGCCATGAGTTGGCACCGGACGCCATACCATCACGCGGCGCGCATCAAGGGCGCCGGAGTGGACTGCGGCATGATCCTTGCCGAGGTCTATCACAACGCCGGGATAGTGAAAGAGCGCATCGAGCCGGCCGCGTATGTTGCCGACTGGCACATGCACCGCGACTCACCTGTCTACCTCAAAACTCTCGAAACCTACGCCACGCGCGTTGAAGATCCCGACTACGTGCCGCAGCCAGGTGACATTGCCATGTATCGCTACGGGCGACAGCCGGCACACGGCGCCATCGTTATTGCGTGGCCCGAGGTCATACATGCCTACATGTCAGCCGGAATGGTTGTCCTCGACAACGCCGTCGCCAACTACGATTTAGCCTCACGCTTCGTTGGCATCTGGTCGCCATGGGCCGAGAGGAGGAGCCAGCAATGAGCGGACTCTTCGGAAGCGGATCGACGGCCTCAAAGCTTGAGAAGTACGCCGGCATTCAGGTGGACACGTCGGTCTATGGCCACGTAAAGGTGATCCTGTACGGCACCAACCGGATCAGCGCGAACCTGATCGACTACGCCGGTTTCAAGCGCACATCGGTGTCGAGTGGCGGCAAGGGCGGTAGCGCGTCGTCGTATGACTACTCGGCCGACGTCATCCTTGCGCTCTGCGACGGCGGCGCGTCTGGTATTGGCGGCGTGCTGCGCGTCTGGAGCGGGTCCGACTGCTATGACTTGAGCCACTACAGCCTTACGCTGCTCAAGGGCACGCGCCCACAGTCTCCATGGTCGACATGGACATCGAAATACCCGTCGCGCGCGATTGGTTATTCCGGCACGGCCTTGATCTGCAAGACCAGCATGGACCTGGGTAGCTCGGCTACGCTCCCGAACTACAACTTTGAGACCAAAGGCCTACTGGCGACCGAACTCGATTCGGGCTGGACCGAGGATTACGCCGACACCTACAACATGACATGGGAAGGCAGCGCCTACGACGCCCTCCCGCACGCCGTCATCACCGACATGCTGACGAACACCTACTACGGCATGCTCTGGACGGCGGCGCGGCTTGGTACGCTCTCGGGATCAAGCGGCGACGACAGTTACCAAACCTACTGTGCGGCCTGTGGATTCGTCATCAGCCCGTCCTTCGACACACAAAAAGCCGCGGCGGACCATCTGGAAGACGTGATGACCGCGACCAATTCGGAGCTGGTATGGTCTGCCGGCGAGTCCGGCATGATTCTGAAGGTCATCCCTTACGGCGATACCGCGATCACCGCGAATGGCGTCACCTATACACCGAACACAACGCCCCTCTATTCTCTGAGCTACGACGATTACATCGTCTCGGCAGATGGCGCCGAAGATCCTGTCGAGGTGCAACGCACCAGCACGCAGGACGTGAAAAACAGCGTTCCGGTCGAGTACGGCGACCGGTTGAACTACTACAACACCGCGCTGGTGGACGTGCCGGAAGCCGCCGACGTGTCGCTGAACGGCTACAAGAAAGACTCGTCGCAGAGCTACTCGATGATCACGCGCGCCGCGCACGCGCAAAAGATCAGTACCATCCTTGCCCAGAAGAACGTCTACATCCGCAACACCTACACCTTCAAGGTTGGCTGGAAGTTTATTCTGCTCGAGCCGATGGACCTGATTGAGATCACCGACACGATCACCGGCCTCAACAAAACGGTGCGCATCGTCTCGATCGAGATGCCGGAGGAGACGAGCGAAGCGGACGGCATCACGATCGAGGCCGAAGAATGGCCCTTTGGCGTGGCCTCGGCCGTTGAGTATGCCACGCAGATTCCGACCGGCAACAACGCCAGCGGCAGCGTGGCACCGGCGGCTGCAATCCCGGTCATCTTCGAGCCACCCGCGCAGCTCTCCTCGTCCGGCGGCGACGAGGTCTGGATAGGGACGAATGGCGACCCGAGCGAATGGGGCGGCACTTACGTCTGGGTCTCGGTCGACGGCGGCAACAGCTATGGCTCGACTCCAGCGGGCACGATCACGGAATCTTCTCGCATCGGCACGCAGACTGCCGCGCTGGCCACGTCCAGCACATCGACAGATACTGCCAACACGCTGGCTGTGACACTCTCGGGGAGCGACGAGGGGACGCTGACCACGGCCAGTGCGACGGCAGCCGCAGCCAACGCGACGGCCTGCTATGTCGATGGCGAAATCATCTGCTACGAGACGGCCACCCTAACGGGCGGACGAGCTTACGATTTGACCACCCTATTGCGTGGCCGGTACGGCTCGACCATCGGCGCGCACGCTTCCGGCGCGAGTTTCATGTTTCTCGACGATGCCGTTCTCAAACTCGAATACGACTCGTCGCTCGTCGGCAAGACGCTCTACGTGAAGCTGCAGAGCTTCAACCCGAAGGGCACCGGCGTGCAGGACTTGAGCGAGTGCACGGCTTACAGCTTTACGCCGGCAGGCCTGAACTACCTGGCACCTCCTATCGTGGCGATCACGGAAAGCTCCAGCAACTCGTCGGGAAGCGGCAGCACCAGTGTAGCTACGGACTCGGTCACGCTGACATCTGAGGGCGCAACGGTCACGCAAAAGGTGTGGCTCACCGTCTCGTGGACTTGGCCAAGCAACTACCCGACCCCGACAAAATTCGAAGTCTTGGCCTTCACCGGATCAGATCCGACGAACGCTTCGAATTACGTTATTCCGGTCACGGACGTGGATGAAAGCCAGCGCAGCTACACGGTGGCCATCACCCCTGTCTCCAATCTCACCATCAATGCATCTGTAAGGGCCGTGTATGCCTAATTCTGCATGGACAATCTCCGGTAACACTGTCACCGTCTCGGTCACTGCGTCGTCGATCGACAACAGCAGTGCAAGCGTCGATTACCTTTCGAATGCAGACAAGATCAGCCTGTTAGCCCAATACGCATCCGAGTTGTCGACGAAATCCAGCCTTGACACCACGGCGGCCAGCCTGTCATGCAGCACTACGGCTTACGATGCGGCAGTCGCCGCCATCAACACGACGCTTGTCAACGCGGGTGCACCGGCTAACTGGGCCACCATCTGGCCGGATAACACATCGTTCGGCCCTGTGGTCGGAATTGAGACTTTGCTCGCGCAGGACTGGGCGACGGTGGCCACCACGCGGACGGCATTGCAGTCTGCCATCTCGGCGGCCAATGCCGCTGTGGCTGAAACGGCAGCGGTGTCTTCTGCCGCAACGGATGCGCTCAACAAAACAAATGCAGCTGTTTTATGTAGTCAACCACATCAGGTAACGTGGGCTTACGCATCTAAGCCCACGTTGCCATCATCAAGCTATCCCGCTGGATACTATGCGATTACATCCGATAGCCGTACCGTGCAGGTTAGCACTGATGGGTCAACATGGGATGATGTCTTGGTCGCTACAACAGGGCTGTTCGGTCAAGTCATCGCCTCGCAAATTACTGTGATTGACACAACAAATTTGTGCAAGAACCCAACGTGGGCAGATGGGCTCAGTTCGTGCTGGACGTATGATATTGGCGGACGAGGGGCGGTGCTACCAGGATACGGAAAAACCGGCGGAACGGCCCTTGAAGTAGAACCATACACGGTCACGGCATATGAAATTAGAAATGCCAATCTATTGCTCCGGCCCTTAATTATTGCTACGCGGCGGCATAACAGACGTCTTCCTTTCTGAAGTAATTTTCTATCCGTTGGGGCTGTTTTTGAATGCTGCGCAGAGATCTGACCGCTGTTCTGGTC